CCTTAAGAAGAATTCAATAACTTTTCTTGTTCCTTTAGCCCTAAAGAGATACCCAGCATTTAATACTAACCTTCTCCATAATTCAATATCAAATTCTACTGGAGTCATTCCAATAGATGTGCCGGAAAATACCGGATTGTTTGTTCCACCCAAAAAGGCCTCAAGTATATTTTCTTGACTTGCAAAATCTAAAGTTTCAAACCCTAAAGTACGTGCGAAATTTTTAATTAATTTATCTGGTATATTATCATTTTTATCATAAGATACTCTAGAAGCAAAGGCAATTCCATCGATATATCTTTTAACTTCATCAAACTCTCTACCATAAATCCTTAAAAGTTTTTCAACCCTTTTATCAGAGGTGTCAAATTCTTTTATAGAATCTGTTGTAAAGAACCTCGCAACTAAATCTGTTTTATAATCATCGTATATGTCAGATAGTTCTAATAGTGCTGAAAGATAATCTGCATATAATGTTGTGTCTATATCAATATTATATCCATCGGACACAGGCCAAGTAAATTTTCTTTTAACGTCTGTAAAAGTTTCATCATTTCCTTTAACCGGCACAGTAAATTCAGAAGTATAAATAGGATAAAAATCTCTATTAAGTAAAAATCTATCTAGTCCTTTTAACCTATTAAAATATGTCTCTCTTACATTAACTTGTGGTTTTATATGAAAGTTTTGCATTATGGCTCCGTTAGTGGCCCCAGTAAAAGGATTACCTTTAACTTTTATACTTATATATCCTTGGGATTGTGGAGTGAGTCCTGTAAATCCTATAACATTAAACTCTTGATGGGCCGAATAATATCCTGGCGAATTAGTTATTGTAGTCGCTGTAGCAATAGGGTAATTCACCACATAGTTATAAAAATTATTAGCCATAGATTTTTTACCAGGTGTAGATTGGTAATTATTAGGTACATTATCTAAATTTATGAAGAACTTATTTGTTACATTTCCAATAGGGATTTGAAAACTTGAGCTATTTGTTACATTATTATAAACATATTTTATCGCAGTAAATGTTGTTCCTCCACTAGCAATTCTATTTATGAAAAGGGACGCTGGCCAATTAATTATAACTTTTTTAATAGAGGATTTTATGTGTTCTCTTAAACTACCAAATAATGTATAATGAAATAAGTCCGACTCATTTAGATTTAACACAAGATTAAGATTATTGTTTAATAACTGAGCCCCTTGTAGGCTTGTAAGATTTAAGTCACTTAAAGTAACAGGTTGTGCAAATCCTTCGGTGGCGTAGAATAAGCTATTTTTAGTAGATGTAGTAGGAGTTGTGTAGAAATTGGTGAGGGTCATTAATGGACTACCTTCCGTTATCTGGAAACCTACTAAATCTGGAGAAAAGTCAGAATTAGACTGATAATTACCTATTACTTTTTTATAAGCCATTATAATACATTTATATTGTTAAAATCTTTAGTGAAGTCTATATCTGTTCTTTGTTGTCTCACCTCATAAAGTGAATCATTAAAGTTATCTTTTATTTCATACAAATTATATTGTCTGTAAATATTATTATCGGTATCATAGATAGTATATATTCCATCTTGTATAGATTTTGTTTGGTTACCAAATAACCCATATCCAAGAGTGTCAAAATCGTGTTCTGTGATCTCAATTTCTATTGAGATTGGATTGAAAAAAGTATTGGTTATACTTAGTTTTTGTCCTGTTCTTCCTAAGAATGGTTCTGCGTTTGGTTTTACATTTGGTGCAGAACTTGGGGTGAGTGTTAGGAATAATAAACTTCCACTATCATTAAAATTATATCTTATTGCTTTCTGTGTTGTGTTAGATAGCTGTTGATTTACTGGTTCACATAAATTAGAAGATGTTATTATTCTAAAGAAATTTGGTATCTTTTGGTTCGTTGCTTCTTCATAATATTCAATTCTATATCCTGTCAACCCTCCATTAATCCCAGAACCTCCTAGTAAAGTCTGATCTAATACCAGTCCTTTTACCTCTGGCATAGCCGCTAAATTCCCACAATCAATAACTTCTTTTATAACTTCTCTAGGTTTTAATACTAAGGTATAGATACCTTTAGCGTTAAAGATGCTTGGGGGTAAGGATAAGTTATACATTCCTTCTAATATTCCAATTCCTACTGAGCTCTCACTTGGTTTGGTATATTGTTGTATATAGTCAATACTTGGGGATAATTTTATAAAATTATCTGCAAATCCAGTGTCTCTACTTGGTGTATAATGTAAAAAGATATCAATATCTTCTGGAAGTACGTCTGCTGGTCTTTTTATTCCGTAATTACCTGTTGCCATTTAATTATTATTTTTTTTAGTTTATTATGTTAAAGAATCCTCCTTGGTAATTGTCGAAGTCCTCAAGTTTATTTATTTCTACTATTCTATAGTACTCCTCAAAAATAGATATCTGTCCTCTATCTATAAATACATTATTTTCTATTTGTGGAGGAAATACATGACCTAAAGTCCATTCTTCTTTTATGTCTGGATATAAACATCCTGGACAACAATTAGTCATTTGTACTGCAAATCTTGTTACTACATTTTCTCCTACTGGTTGGGGTGTCGGTAAAGTACTATAATCCCAGTAATGAATATTATTAATGGTGTAAGCGGTAAACAGATTTTCATTTATCACTGTCCACCCATTATTCATACCTAATGATGGTGCTCTTTTTATTAGTGGATAGTAAGGATTAACTCCGTATTTATCTGTCATAATAGGATTAGTAGTCGCTTCTATTACACTAGCGGCGTTACTATAACCAGGCCAAAGAATGTCTGAAATTTTAGTATCAGTAAAACCAGTTATAACATAACTTAAATTACCACTGTCGTCTTCTACTCCACAACAACCCCCATAGCATGATTTATCGTCACATGTGGCGGTGGGATCATAGTTTGTTGATGTGGGATCAGTACAACCATATTCACAATCAACATATATACATGTAGTGTCATCTACTGTGGCACTTGGGTCGTAGTTTGACGCCGTCCCTAAATATCCATTTGGTCTACCTGGAAACAACATATCGGTACCATCATCGGTACATCCTGGTATTTCACAACTTCCATCATCTATTGTTACCCCTGGGTCAAAATTATCAGCAAGAGGATTACTACACCCATTAATTATATAATTACACGATCCATCATCCGTATCTGCGCTTGGGTCGTAATTAGTAGCATAAGGATCCGTACATCCATAAACTGCTGGTTGATACACGCAACAGCAGTTGGACACTCCCGGTGTTGCGCAATAGTTTCCATAATTTCCATTACAAGGGATAGTTGCGACTACACTAAAATTAAGTGCTGTTTCATCAGTACATCCATAACAATCATAAGAACAACTACCATCATCACTAGTAGCTGTTGTGTCATAATTACAAGCAACAAAATCTGTACATCCATATACCGTTTGTGTTGATGGTTGGGGATAATAACAAGTATTATTATCTGCATTAGCTGTTGGTAGGTAATTTGAAGCTCCGGCATTGGTGCACCCCCATATATCACAAAACTCAGCCCCTATTACTTCATTAGGGATAAAGGATAATGTGTTATTTATGGTGAAACTAAAATTATAACTACATTGTTGACCGTCTGAAGAGGTATTATTATTATCGGTTATTCTAATTATATATGAGTTAGGTGAAAGAATAGGCGGAGCCACATAAGGAGGGTTAATTTCTGTTAAAACTCCACTATCGAAATAAAAGAGTTCATATGTAAACTGTGTCCCTAAAGACACACCTGGATGTGTGGCGTAACCTAAGAAGTTACCGTTATCGTCATGTATCATCAAATAATCACTATGACTTGGTAACGTAAATATGTTATATACCCCTTGTACTGGTGAGGTTGTAGACCAATAATTTGGTACGGTTACAATAGAATGTTCTCTCCAAATACCATCACCACCAAGATTTGTATTGGTGTATAATTCACTAGTTATTAAACTAAGATTAAAACTAAGACATATTTCTTCATCACATCCTGGCATAACTCCTGCGGTACGTAAAGCCATGGGTGGATTATTACCCGTATTCATAGCAACATTTGGGTTATCGTAGACGCAGTAGTCGTTATTACACGCACAACTATTGTGAGCATTGGCTATCTGACACCCACTCCCACAATTTGATGCTGTCGTATCACAACATATCGGAGATTCATTACATTCAATACAATAAATTAAACAATCATTAAGAGCATTCCTACCCATATACTGTCCATCTCCTACTGGATTAACTTCACATCTATTATTAACACAATCATAAGTGAATTCTCTAGAAGAATTACTTTCACAGTAAGTTAAAGCTTCATTAAAATTTTGATAATATCCACTACCATCTAATATTTCAGTTACTACACTATCAATACATTCCCAAGTTAGAGAGAACTCTGTCGGTTGGCATGAATTCCCATTCCATATAAAACTATATTCTCTCCATTGTTGACAACATAATTGATTAGTTATTTGGTCGTTAGGTGTGTTTGTATTATTAAACACTAAAGTCCCATCTATTCGTGTTTCGGTATCAAAACATAAAGGAACTACATTTGATGTTGCTAGGGGGTGAGTTTTACACGACATGTACCCCGTTCTCTTACCTATATTATGTGTGTGGGTTTGGGGACAATTTAGTATAGTTGAGTATTCTAGAGCAGCTCCATTAGTATACCAAACGGGAATATTCTCTACATACCCTAAAACACTATGATTACCAACAATTGTTAAATCAACTTCTGTGGATATATGACATTTTCTACTTAGGTTATCCCAAACATATCCTTCACTCCCCATCTCGTTACAACAATTCTTTTGGGTTTCTAATTCTGTTACATTAGACCATATTACTATCCCATTCTGAGTTACCCCTTCTAGATAATTATCACAACCTGTTTGTGGACTATTAGTTATCTGTTCCACTCCATCACATGCCTTATAGGTCTTTTTACCATTAAAGATGTATTCATGAAACCCTGTACACCCTATCTGAAGAGCATATGTTTCAGCTTGGGCTACATATTCAAATACTGGTTGGCTACCAACATAAGCCATTGCATAGGAGGAATAACTTTGATTTGATTCTAGAGTATTGGGTTTAACTGTCTCAATTAGTTTTTGTAGAATACTTTCTGTTTGTTGATTTACACAGCAATTCGCACATGATATGTCTGAAGTGTTATCATAGTTGATAGCATTTTTATCTAGACACCCTATTTTATTTTTAATTATCATAGTTTACACACAATTTGAGTTATTAGTCGTGCAAGAATTAAATGATACTTCGCACCTTGGGTCTGCCAATAAAAGACCATAGTTAGTTATATTAGATGTTGTAAATGTTTGACACACTGATCCCGGTACTAGTGGAAAACAACAATAAGCATCATAGTATACAGTATAATTACAAGTACCGTTATCAACTTGGGCTAATGCGTCATAGTTTACTGCATTAGGGTCTGTACATCCCGGAATTAGACTTCCCGCGGGGTCGAAATAACAACAAGTAATATCACCAAAAGTACCTGGGATAATAGCACTCGGGTAAAAAGGATTACCATATTGTGTGGATGGTGGATTACCTAAACAATCAGTACAACTAATAATATTACTATTAACTGTAAATGAATTAGTTGGTGGGCAAGGATTACCAGCTGTCGGATCTGGACACCCATTATGGTAATTACAAGACCCATCATCAAAAGTGGCATCTGGCCAATAATTATTAGCCGCAATATCGGTACAACCACCCAAAGCTAACACACAACAATCATTAAGGTAATTTAACCAACATGGTTCTTGTGCTTGTGGATTATAATTAATCGCACTAGAATCCATACATCCTACAATAAGATTACACCCACTACTTAACATACATTCTTGAGCTGTTGAATATAAGGTAATTCCTGGTATGGTTGTTGAGGTGCTTAAACACCCTTGTATTGTAATAGTTCCTGTTGGTGGTCCCATTTCTAAAGTATATGATAAGTCACAATACCAACCAATGACGCTAGGTGTAAAATCACAATCTGCGTTGGGTTCTACTCCACTTAAAACTGTTAATAGGGGGTTAGTGGCCACTACAGTGTTAACATATGGTACTATAGTGTTTTCTACAGACCCATACTCATTCATAATACTATTAAGGAAATGAGTTTGGTCACACCCTAAAAAATTAGGTTTTTGGTTATACTTAAAAGATATTTCTGTGTTTATTAACTCGAATTCTAAAGGATTAACTAAAATTTCTTCTTTTACATCACATATTAATCGTAAACTTACCGCTGTTGCCCCCTCCATTGTTATTTCACTCTCTAATTCTACCTCAACTAGTCCATCGGCTGAATCATAAGAATTACTAGTCCAGTATTTAATTGGTGTTACTTTTACGTCTTCGTCAGTTGTAAAATTGTAAGGTGTTTCTTGTACAGATAGAAATTCTAACCTAAATCCGTAGGTATCGTCATCTCCAACACATGGAGTTCCTGTGGAAGTACACCCTCCACTACCTGATGGGTTATACACTTCAAATGTCATCATATAAGCCCCATTAAATATTGCTGTATGTACCACATCCACATCATTAATATTACCTGAGGCGATGTCTTCGTCAATAACTATTGAGTTAAATGGATCAAAAAGAGTGAATCTCAATTGTGCCGGTAGAGTAAGTATTTGTTGTATGAAATCATCCATTACCGTTAAAGCGATGTAACGAAGACTAAACTTATACTCCATCCCTGACTGCAAACTAATTGGTATATTAACAGTGGCTTGATTACAGTTAGAAGTGATTACTCTATAATCCCCATTAATAAAATCTACTGTTGTCCATGCTCCAGTACAGGATGAAGGGATTGTGAACCCTAACGCTTCTCCTAATTCAAAGTTTTCAAAATATAAGTAACCCCAATTTGGGTCAAGTGTAGAAGTACCTCCCCATATTATATTAGCTAAAGTCGCATTTGGGTAGTCTTTCATCACCATCTTTGATTTAACTATATATGTTTCTCCATCTATTAATCCAGAAATAATAGGAGTGTATAATAAGGTTCTCTTACCAGAAGGTCCTTGTATATCACCAAAAGCTCCCGACTGAACATAACTTTCTGTGGGTAATAAGGTGTTACCTGCGTAAAACTCCGCAAAATTATCCCCTATGGCGTAAAAAAGTATGTCATAAGGAAAGTTAAATAACTCTAATCCTTGTCCTTGGTCTTTATTACCATAATCTCGATAACATTTCTTTTTCCACCAAACAAACCCATATTCACTATAATCTTCACAACATTTTCTTTCAACAAATACCTCGCTTTCTGTTTCGTGATCATAAAAAACTACTTCTCCCCCACTACTAATATACCAAGGAACGGGACATTTATAACTTTGTGTTAAAGTCTGTGTTGATCCACTACATTCTTCTGCAATGCCAGTATGAATAATATCTCTATATATACCAATATCCTTAATGTCCTGGTATAGGGGAAAGTTTATATTTAATACTGGAGGTCTATACCCCACTACATTTATACAAGGAATCCAAGCACAACCATCATCAGGAGAGCAATTATTACAAGTTTCGTCTATTGTTTCATTACAATACCAAAGAGACCCGTCCGTTGATTCTACGACATCTCCTGTGGTATAATTTTCGTTTAATCCATCCCAAGGACCCATATCTGGACCTTGGCAATAGAGAAAACCATTATTTGTTACTATATTGTTTTGTACATTAGTAATGGCCCCATAAAGGTTCCATCCTAAATAATAAAAAGGGATAACCCCAACTGGAGGAGAGAATATTAAATACTGTCCTGTTTGAAATCCTGATACTGGGTCTATCTCTTGCGTTCCGTAAACTCCTAATATTATATCATCTACATCTATAGCGTCTTGACTGAGAAGATAGTTGGATATATTATACCTATAGAGACTTAGGTTAAATTGTGTTAGTTCAATATTAAAACTTTTGAAAAATCCAAATATTTTTCGTTTAATTCCATTAAAACTGTTACTATCTATTACTGAAGTTTCCTTAGTTACACGGAAATCATCCATAATAAGAAAATCCCCAATTTGTGCTGGTGTTCCAAATGAGTCATCAATATAGAGAGAAATTCCAAACTTATACTCACCCCCTATAGTTGCGGTAAAAGCAAAATTAATTAGTCCTCTTTCTGTAAATATCTTTACCTCTTCTTCATTAAAATTACCAACAATTAGACTTCCGGAAGGGTCAGTTGCGTATACCCATAGGAATCCTGGTTGGTTTATCCCTAGGTTAAAAACCATATTAGTATGTGAAAGAATATTAGCGCTCATTCTTACACTTATATTATAGTTTTCTCCACTTATTAGGGTATAACTATTAATAGTTTCTAAAATAATAAATCCAGCTGGAAGGATCGGTCCTGGTCCTCCAATTTCTACTTTTATTGAATTATTCCCCCACTCTTCTGCGTAGGGTGGTACTGTATTCCATGTTATTGAAAGAGGGAACCACGCTCCCGGCATCGGATTTACCCAATTTTGTGTTCCATAAGAAAAATCATCACTAAATACTTCAGAAACAAACTCACCAAATAAGTCTAATATAGTAGAATCTATGTATTCTTCCATCCAATCCGGCCCTAAACCGGGAATATAAAGTGGATCTAGAATAGTAGTAACACAATCATCAAAACTCATTGTAGTGTCTGCACAAGGATAATCAGCAATTCCATTAGAAAGTAACGGTTCTGGGTCTAGAACTGGTCTCCTTGCATTAGTGGTGTCTCCTAATAAACTACCTCGTGATATTCTTTTTTTAATTATCTCCATTACTAATAATTAGCTGTACTTTGTGTTATTGTTCCTCCTGAATAACTTGTTATTAAACTTTTGGTTCCGTATGTTGGGAATGTTTTCCTTAGCCTCCTTAAACTATTTATAACTCCATTAGGTAAAGAAGATATTAAATTATTAAGACTGGTTGGTTGTGGTGTTGTTATTGTTGTTGTTAGACTTTGTTGTTGAGGTAATGGAGGTAATGTATAATTTTGTGTGGGACTACTCATTCTTAATTGATTAAGTGGTGGTATATTTTGATTATTACCTGTTATTGTATGTATACTTTTAATTATAAGCGACAAATTACAATAAGGTGATATGGATTGGGTGACAAACTCCATATTAAAATCATCATACCAATAAGCAATAGGCTCCAACTGGAAAGTTCTAGTTTTATAGTTTAATAAAACCGGTATATATTCCATACTTTCATTATAATATTCAATAGGGAACGATCCTGTTGAGTCTGGTAACATAGTGCTAAATGTGTCTACTCCTCCCTCAGCTGAGTTAAAGAACTCAATTTTCATATATAATCTATTCTGAGTTATATTAAGTTTCTCTTCTGATTTCCAGAAATATAATGACCCTCCTGGTGAACTACTACATATCTGCATACTTGCATCCGTCTGGTCCATCAATGGGATATTAGAATAACTCACTAACTTTTGGGTTTCCCTATGGGGAGTAGTGAAATAAGATACTCTAAAAAAACTTCCTCTGAATCTTTGTGATTTGAATGTTACGTCTTCTTCTAAAAACATTCCTCCCGCAACCCAATCATCAGTGGTACTCCCATAATTAGGGTCCCACAAATCTAAACTAATACTATAACAGGTGCCCTCTTCTTCACCATCACACTTAATACGATAAATTGTTTTTTCCCAGTCCTCTATATTATTAATAGATTTCTGTACTATCTTTGTCACTCTATTATCAACTAATTCTGTGTTATCAATAGGAAAAAAATCTTCACCTATTGGGAGATTTATGACATTCGTTTTGTCATTAAGTTTTAGTTTATATGTTATTTTATTCCCCATTATGTAATTTGTGTTAACTGCCCTACTATATACGAAGGTAGGTGTTCAGCATATTCTGGCATACTTGACACAGTGCCGTATCCGGTGGCGATTGGTCCAGTTGCGTCTCCTACATCTACAACATATTCTGTCCCTCCTTTCCAATTTGTTTTGAACTCTCCGTTAATTGTTCTGACAAACATGAATACTTTATCTCCAGTTTTTAATGGTATCTCTTGTGATATAAAACTTTGTGACCATTGTTTTTGGAAGTCTGCCTTTTCGGAATTACTATCTTTTTCTCCACAACTTGGAACATACATCCCCTTACGTATTAATTCATCAACTCTTGGATGGTTGTATTGCCAATCATAACTACCACTTCCATTATCAAATTGATCATTAGTTCCATCCCAAAAAGAAGAACACAGATCACACGGATTGCTACTATCAGCTCCTGGTATTCCGTCAATACCACATTGACTAGAAACATCAGGATTTCCTGCCGAAGGTAACCCCCCATAGTCATTGCATGGTGTGTAAGACATCTTATTAACTGCATCAGTAGCCCCATCTGACTTTTTACCACCACAACCTATATTCCACTTAGTTCCTCCTCCTCCTCCTGGTCCTACTGATTGATAACTCGCCGCAGATGATGTATATCCATTACCCCCATCATCTGGATCGTAAATATATGTTACTTTATCTGTTTCTGATACCACGGCTATCCAAAACCCTGCATATTGTCTTGTGTAATCTAAATAAGCGTTGGTGCCATTCATTTGTTGTGCTACCCATTGTGACCACTGTAACCATCCCTGGGCGCTATTACCCCCTATGGTATTCGGGTACCACCAAGGACTGAGATAGGCTAGGGGAGGACCTCCTGTGGTAGCACCACCTGCGTCAGGATTCATGGCAAATTGCCACCCTCCATTAGAATGAGCTGTATTATGGTAAAATTCAAATCCATTATGATTAACCCCCATTTCTATGTTAACCCTTCCCCTAAAACGATAAGAATGAGTTTCTCCTCCTGGTATTATGGGTTCAAAGAAGCTTGGTTGGCCTTGTGCGAACTTAAACTCCTTATACATGTATGACGCCTCCATATCAACTTGGTAATTAAAATGACATCCCGAACCAAAACCGCTACCCCCTGTTGGTACTGTACACGCACAATATCTGTTAGTATTCATGTTCGCAGCAGCAGTGGCAGAAGCAGTTTCACAGACAGCAAATGCATAATCGTTAAATAATCCGTCAGCTGGGGTATAATCTGTGGCGTTTAGACCACTAGGGACAGGTCCCGAACTAGTCCCTGCTGGGGCTATTCCTGGGTAGTGAGCGTCGCCATTCTCTCCAAAATCGTTGGTTACCCAACAACTCCAAGTCTGAGGACACTGAGCATAGAAAAATCTCCAATTATCCGGATCATCTGGTTTTCTATGGGCAGCAATATTCGTAATTTGACTTCCGTAACCAATATCTCTTGCAATTAATCCAGCCGACCCCCATTCATTGGGGTTCATTGTATTATACCCTAAGTTAGGGGTATTAGCCCCTCTTTCATACTTTGATCTAGGCATCCACATTGATGTACCATTATTAGTACCAGCTGCTTGTTGTTGCCACATTTTTGGTACAGGTAGAGTTACAGCATTTCCATTAACGAATGTCGGTAAGATTCCTGAACCACCGGCTCCAATATTATCCATATCCAGTAAGGGCCAATTATGTCTTGGTGCAAAATAATCATTTGTCCCTACAGTTCCTGATCCTTTATCAAAACACGTATTACAGGTACTGGTGTCAAATTTATAAAACTCTAGTATCCCTGTTTGATCAAAATACTTAGGGGTGGATGCGTATAAGGTGCCAGTAGTGCTATCTATAACATTTTCACTCGTGAGCCAGTCAGTTAATTTATTATCAGCTGCGGCACTATCCATATCTGTTTTCCAAGTTCCCCCAGCCTGAGTACCATTTGGACTATGCCATTCACTATCCACATCACTTAAAACTTGGTCTTGTCCCTTAAGGTTTGTATATGTTGGGCTAGGGATGGGGGTACCCCCATCCCCTAATTCTGTTGCAAATAAATTTTCAAAAGCCGAGACGGTTCCACTGGTTGACGCATAATTTTGAAAGGTGAAAATATCAGTGCTTATAGTCCCGGTCTCAACCTCAAATCTCGCAGCTGGAGTATCTACCCCAGTATCAACTCCGTAAAACCAATAACTAACACCCCAACTCAACAGTGGATGTTCTGTTTGTGAGACCCCATAATAGGTACCTGACTGCCAATAAGGATACAATCCATTACATTTATTCCACCCACTATGAGTTGTACCGTAATCATACCACTGTCCTCCCGTTACAATAGGCCCAGCTGTTGTTGCGGCAAATCCTTCGGCGGCAACTATTGTTGGGTCAGTTTCATAAAAACAACAACACCCTAATGGATTACTAACTAAGGTTTGCATTACTGCGTTGATGTCTGGAACACAGGGACCTCCTTGTATCGGGTCCGCACCACATGGTTCAGTTGCAAAAGGGTTATAATTCTTAGCGAGTGTATCCATACACCCAAAAACTACTCTACCTATACCATTTCCATTAGTTCCTCCTAATTGATTTGGTGTTATTGATACTGACATGTTTTTAGTTTCATCTACATAGTGTTTACCATTTAGAAATGGATAATCTACTCCATTTATAAAATCTATGTCCTCAAAGAATCCAATGTCTAATAAATCTCTCCAATACCATAACCCATCAATAAAAGTCGCATAATCTGGAATCCCTAAAACTGTAGGGTCAGCAGTTTCAATAAAATCAGAGTATCTTCTTATCTGATACTCTTGAAATGGGTCATATACCCATCCAGAATATTGTGGAGAACCATAGTACTTCAAGATTTGTAGTTCTCCATATTTTCCTTCAAAAGTTGTGGTAGTTACCATGGTTCCACCTATATCAATTTGTGCGGGGAAATTACCTAACCCTAGTAATATTGTATGTACCCCTATCGAACTTGGGGTGAATACGGCTGAATAAGTACCTTGTTGGGGGACACCATTCATTGTTCCAGTGTTTCCTGGGTAGACAAAGCTAGTAACTATTGATCCACCTCCCGGATCCAAAATTTTAACTATTCCTGTAGTTGTTACTTGTGTGTATTTGAAGGTCATGTATAGTGCTTGATTCACATAATCAGCCGTTACCACAAAAGTTTTTTCTATAAAATTACCAGTAGTACTATTATTTTCTAAGGGACCTACCCACGAATCTGTTGATGTAAGCCAAGCTCCCAGTCCTACCCCTGTAGCTCCTAAAGTTAGATCAGAAGTGTTTGATGCGTAATAATTCCAACCACTAAAATTATCATCCCTAACATCTAAAAGATATTCATCACAAACACCATCTCCACATTCACGATAACTGGTGTTAAATCTATGTCTTAATTCTTCTACTCTTTTTTCTTCAAGAGTTGCTTTATTATACTCGCTAAAATCAATAAAATATGAGTCACCGAGAAACTCTGCATATGCGTCCATCCACCCTCCTGTTACATCTTTTACATACCCCACATAGTCATCATTATCTTTACATCTTTTTGATTCTACCTCTAAACCATCTCCAGTTTTCACTAATATCTGACTAAAATTAAATATCCAACTAAAAAATGACTCAACATCGGTAAAGTCATAATTTTCCTTACCAGCTCTTTTTGTTAAACTGAGATATAACTGACTTATAGGTCTATTAAGGTTATCCTTTAATCCTTTTATGTCTATATCTTCTTCAATAACCAAATTAGCATTGGGGTCATTAAATATACTACTACTCATTGGGAGAATATTTACTTCGAATTCATTAATGGTTGTTAAAATTTTACCTCTTCTTAAATAATAGTCTGAAGGAAAAGGATTTAGCTTATGCACGGTAATAAATGTTGATTGTGGAAGAGTATTAAAGTCGTACTCTCCATTATAATAAGCTATCGTATCTGCTAATTCTACCGCTCTTATTGTAAAAGAATAAAGATTAACTATATCAACAACCTCATATATACCACTTAAATTATATAGTAAAGGTCTTAAGTCACCAGGAAAAGTAGTGTCAACTGCGTCTTCTGCTAATGTTAATAAAATATCGTCTTCTTTCTTTAGATTATGTTCTACTGTTAAAGTTACCATCGTACCTTCAGGAACAACACTAATAGTGGAATTTATTAAAGGTTCTGTGGATATTTCTAATATTCCTACGTCGGAATAGTTTTTTATTCTTTTAATAAAACCCTGTGATGAAACCACCTTCCAACTAGAGCTGTTAGGAGCGGCTGAGGCATCCCAATCTGCATGAAATTGTGACTTATGTTCTACTATAACATAATATCCTCCTTTATTGTTTAACGCACTATTCCATTGTGTTCCGATAACTCTCTTAAAACCATATAAGGAAGGGTCACATGTATCATATTGTGTGTTTGCCACTTCATACCCTGTGGAGGCGATTGGTTTAATAAAAATATAGTCGTCCTCTTCAAAATTATGTGGAAATGGCGTGTATAGACCAGTAAACCATCCTTGTTCTGTCTTAATTGGAATACTAAAAAGGAATGGTACTCCGTCTTGTGGATATCCTTGAAACTGTTGGTTTGCAATTATTAGAGTTTCATTATATTCCACTGGTTCTTGTACAATGAAATTAGATCCAATAAACCAATCTTCCATAGTACTACTATCGACCATTAAGTCCAAATAATTATTTATTTTATTATATATTAATTTGTCAATTCCTGTGTCTATCGAGAACCTTGCATCCTCAGGGTCTGCTGCATATGCTTTTGACGAATTAAATTGTGGTATTCTATATTTGAGGGTATACTCATTTTGGTAAGGGTAGAGTATTTGTCCAACCCAGTTATCTTTGTTATCTATATCAAAATTTTTGGTGCTTGGATTTGGTCCATTTAATGTTAAAATATTAGGTAAACTATAATTTTGTGTCGCAAGAGGATTTGTTTGACTTGTTGACGTTGCTCCTGTTATAAATTCGAAATTACTATTTATTTGATTACCTAGCCAGTAAAATTCTTGAGGGTAAAACACCATAGGGTTTATGTCCCCAGTTAATCTATACTTAGTGGAATCTTTTCTTTCTTTCTCAAATTGTTCTCCGGCGTTAACAACTCTTACCACTTCTCCTGTTGGGAACGGTTTATTACTATTGTCGAAATTAACATTTACGTTATACCCAATGTTTACCCCATCTGCGGTCTTAAAAGGTGTGCCAACTATTTTTTTTCTATCCATAATATTCTAATCAATTAAACCTGTGTTATAACCCAATATTTTTTTTAGTGTTGTTGCGGGACTCAAATTATAATACACACTAAAGTAATAATATTTTCTCATAGGATACGCACTAACTTGTGCATTCGATGCCCCTTTCTGATTATCAAACGGGTTACCGTCTCCTAATGGGGTTGTTAAAAGCCCTGTATATGATGTAGTAGGTACAGGTTGTATAGTTGACCACCAAAAAGTATTAGTGGCGTGCCACACTTTAGGCACTCTTCTTATCCACTCTCCCCATTGAGCACTTTCACTCGAAGCTGTAGGTACAACTTCGAATACGTGGTAATTAGAAAAAGTTAAATACCCAGAAGGGTTATAGGTGTTTTGTACAGGATACATTAAATTAGTATACCAATTTGAACTTGTCCAATCCCAACTACCTGGAATTGAGGTTTCGGGACAAAGAATATCGGTACCATCTTCATTGTTATCTCTTGGCCATTGTTGTCCTGTTCTAAATAAAAGATTATCGTAAGGAGCAAAATATTTATGCTGGGTGTATTGTCGTCCAGTTCCATCGCCATTAGTGTCAAAATCTTCCTGATTGTTATCTCGAGTAGAGAAAGGGGTATTCATTTCTTGAGTGTGATGTGCCGAAGAACTTGGTAAATTCTTATCAAGTGTTGCCCATTGATTCACTCCTTGTTGGAAATTTGGAATGTCTTTTGTTATTTCAACAATTTTCACTTCTCCAATAGTGTTTAAGTTATAGTATTTAGCATTCTTTATTGTTTGACCCCCTAGTGGATCTCCCCCTTCATCATTATAGTTTCTATATTCTATACTTCCGGAAGTTGTGTATGTACCAGCATAAAGTAATGAATTTTCATTCCAATTAAAAGTTCTTTGCCTTCCTGGTATAGTCCATCCCGATTCCCATCTTTGGTCTGGATCGGTATTACTACGACTACAACATTCAGACTCATCAGCACCTACATAATACTGGGGAAAATACAATGCTCCGTGAAGTGGTTCTTCTATCATTCTATCGTTTTCATTAAGTACATTACCATAATGTACCTCATGAACCCCAAATGAAGAAGTCTCAGATTGTCCTGGACACGCACCACTACTCCCAAAGCTTTCTGCACAATGATAACACACCCCCACTCGACTTGTTGCCCTATTGTTGTTAGCAACAGGACTCCAATTATCATCTGATAAAGTTGGTCTAACCGTAACTCTAAGACCCATTCCTTCTTTAAGGTATAAGCTTTTCCAAATAAGCTCACCCTCACTATTTGCACCGAACTTCCAAGAATCAGCGTTTGGATCGGCCGGATTATCATTTCCAGCTGTTTGTTCAAAAGATACTGGAGCAATCCCTGGTCTAGCGCCTCCTGTATTCAAACATGTCCCATCTGTATTAGTATTCCCATAGTACGCAGTCTCTCCTGAAAACGACCAGTTACCATTACTATTGCAATCATACACAGTTGAGTCGCAGTATGATAAACCCACCACAATCCAAGAATTGGTGGTATCAGTACAGGTAGTCATAAGAGTTGTCGTTAAGCTATATCTACCGGCGAATGGTGCAACAAAACCACCCATCATCATATTACCTGTTATCGTCCAATTATTTCCAGGCGTTCCTGGACCTATAGTGTTTGCTGGGTTTATCTGTGTATAAGGAGCGATCTGACCATAATATGGTTCCGCACCTGGATTATACCAGGAACCATTATTACTTTCGTTATTTATAAAAATTCCTGTTTTTACTATTGATCCAAAAGTCAAACATCCAACACAGCCATCCATAGTTCCATCCTCATACCAGTCTGGATTAGTAAATGGGTCAACACTATTAGTTATAAGTTCACCGTATCTATAATTTATATCTGTAGGTAGACTATCACACCAATCCATATCCACCGAGTTTCCATTACTAGAATCACCAGCCCCATTTATTAACTCCATGTCAGAATTGGCAGGATAAAAACCTAACCCTCTATAATTAGCTTCTATAAATCTATTAACTCTATAGTTAGAAATAAAACCTCCTTTCTCCGATAAGTTCACATCTAATAAAGTGTCTTGTTTAGATGGTGTTTTCATGTAATACTTGTCAAAAAGATAATTTGTTGGGAAAAGATTTCTACTTGTAATGTCTCCTTGGGAGTATATATCCGTATAAACAAAAGATCTACTAAATATCCAAGGATTAGCCCCTATACTATTCGCTACCCAATCTGGTTCAGCTCCGTTATACATACCATTATAATAATGACTCCATCCTCCTGCTCCGTTTTGGGTTTGTTCGAAAAACCAATTAACTCCATAAGTGTCCTCAGCTAAGTCTTGTGGAGCAGAGTCATAATCAGCCACATAATTAAAATTCTGTCCAACTGTGTAAAAGCTACTCATACGAATTCGAGTATAATTAGTATGGTCTTTAATTCTTAACCCAAATTGGTCTAACATGTTATACTCATAACCGTTAGTTGGTCCATAGACTGGTTGAGCATAGAAAGTATAACTATTCTCACTGGTTTGTTCAGTTCCATCCGAAGTAACTTGTCCCAGTCTAGAATTTGGAGCAAATAAAACTCCTCTATTCTGTGTTGAGTCAAGTTGTACTTCAGAAGCTCCAATATCATTTATATCTGATTGTCCCTCAAAATAAAACTTAAATCTGTAATCCGCATAGGTGGCTACACCATCCTGGTCATCGTCTCTCCACCCTTGTAAATCTTCGTCCCAAACTTTCTTACCTAAGTTCAACGGTAGAGGAATGACAAAATTACCATCCATGTCGGTTTTCCATTTACCCGCATACTCAGGAACTCCATCCTCGTTTAATCTGACCGCCTCTATGATTCCTATATGTCCGACTCCCTCCCCGTCTGCCCTAACTTGCCGTGGCGTTCTTACAGTTTGCGCGGATATGATTCTAGAAACACCTGCCTTAAATCCTACTTTCCCTATGGGATCACCCGTATTAAAACTGGCTTCTGCTTGCCAACAGGCAGAAGGTACAAAACTATTATTCTCCCCCTCTGCTGGGTCAGTATAAATACTACCAATAAGATACCCTTTAGGGTTCACAAATCTCGAGGCGGAAAAGTCTAGTCTCGTAACACCAAATTCACATTGATCTGGGTCTCCCCAAAAGGGATTAACGTAAGTAGTACTGTTTAATCCTACAATTTGTGCCAATTGATTCAAATCATTTGAAGTCTTAAATTGTGTTGCTGTATTAAAAAGGTAAGGGGAGTATCCAAGATTAATTAAATCCGCGGGGGTTACTGAATTCGTACCTATATCACTTATGTCAACATCACAATGCACAATGTGTGTCCCACTAGGCAACCCAAAAAACATATAGTCTCCATTTTCATTTGAGGTTGTGGTATATTTATAATATTTTTCATGTATATACTTCAAAGTAGGATTTGTCATTATGTCATACTTTGATGGAAACGTTCCAACAGGCACGTGGTCAGCAGGTGTGGCTAATTGTTTATCTCTAGGTAGTAAATTGTATCTCTTACCATTATATAGTGTGTCGTTTGGTGTAGTAAAAGGATATATGGATCTTATTAGTTCGTTTTGTATATCTATATTGTCTATGGGGATAAAAATAGATATCTTAGCGTTTTGAAGTGGGAACCCTCCGTTTGCTGTAACGTTACCAACTAAAACCCCCTTATCTGAACAAAATATTCTGTAAGCGTCTTTTTGTAAGATTTTAAGACTAAGTATCTCTAGATAATCGAAATCCTGTTCAATATCTATATTAACATTCTGAGTACCTTCTTTGGGTAGTATTCTTATTACTTTGGATTCTTTCATTAAGTTATTTATTAATAAATATTTTTAATGATATTTTTTCAAAAGTAAATGAGCTTTACTTAGCAATGACCTTAATATCGTTCTCTGGGTACTTAATTTCGAACATCGTATTAAAATCACCAAACAAAGTTAAATTATTCTGTGTATTAATTTCTCTAGTAGTTTGGTCTATATATGGTTGTGGCGATTCATCTATAGAATATTGCCCCCCAACTAAATTAAATACTTTCATTTCGGTAACATTTAATACCCCATCTATCGAGTTAATTGTTCTTGATAAATCCGCTAAGTATATATTTTGTCCCATCTCTTGATTATTTATATTCATATAGTCTCTGACAGCGTTAATCATTTCGCCGGAAACGATTGAGCGATTAAAATTATGGTCGAGATATGCATATATCTCAAAACCGACATTTATTATTTGACCACCTGTTATTGTAATATAATCGTTAATCATTCTATAGTTAGCAAGATATCGAGACATATTATCTTTTAGTGTTATCATTGAGGCGTCAGAGAGTTTTTTAGAAGGAGAAAGTCCTAATGTAGAAATTTCTATTTTATTTTGTGACTCAGAAACCCCTACTCTAAAGGGTACTCCAAATTTACTCCCCATTTTACTTAACAAAGAAAGATAGTCTCTAATAGTAACAGCTCTATTCTGACTAGCAAAATTATATTTTATTAGATATCTTAGTTCTTCTATTGTTGGTGAGTCGGCACCACCTAAAGCGGCAACTGGATTATTAGCGACTAGAGTACTATTAACTAATTCTATTGTATTGGCATTAGCACCTAAATTCGTTAACTCTACAATACCTGTAGTATTAAGAACATTTGGTCCAATATTCGATTGTGTTCCCCCACCTACTCTATATCTAACATAGACTGTAGAATTAGCTTTAGGTAATTCCCCAAGACTTTTATTATTTATTAGTGTTTGTACTTGATTGGTGAATCCGTTATCAATATAGTTGTTTATTGGCGACGCATCTGAAGTACCACTACCAAAGGTAATTTTACAAAACCCTTTGTCTGTATATTCTTTAATAAATTTCTTATCTACCTCAATCCATTTACCTGGAGTAATAGAAGAATTATCTGTACTTCTACTGTAGTCATCCAGAAATATTTGGTTTTCAGCTAAGGACTCTACTTCATAAAATCTATCATCGAATGCAATAAATTGACTTAGTGTTGGTTGAGCGGCGTCTATACCATCTATCATTTTAATTTGTTCTACACTTATAATGTTTGTATCTGGTAAAACTATCTGTAGAAATGGTTTAAGGTCCTCTGGTCTTATATTTCTTTTTACTATTTTTGTTGTTCCATTAACTACTAGTTCTCTTTTTGTTATATAATAGGAAATAATAACTCCATTTGTGTCAACGTTTGGATGTACTAGTCTGTTAGGTATCCCTCCAGATGAGAGTGGTGACGCAAAATTAATATCTTCATTTACTTCAAATGTCTGTCCACCTCCTTGTACTTGTGATCCGTATTTTAATATTGGACAATAGGAATTATCAAAACTATCTCCTTTTGGTGGTACTGTTACTCTAAAGTCTACTAGACACACACTAGGTCTAATTCCTGGTATATTTAGTCCTAATGTTCTACCTATTCCTAATAATGAAGATCTTTCTTGTGCATAATCAATTTGAGTTTCCTGGAAACTTCTATCTGTGTTAAAAGATAACATGTCTGCAACCGCAGCGTTTAATTCCAATAACATTTGCCCTACAGAAGCATCGTTAAAATCACTAAATAATTCAGGATAATATTGTTTAACAAAATTTATTAGTTCGGATCTTACCTCTAAGAAGTTACGTGAGTTATAATTAATACCTTTTGCCATTTTTATAAAATAATTTCAATGTTGTCATTTTCCTGAAATGAAGCACTATTAACAGAATAATCCAAATTTACCTTTATATGGTTTTTGTCTGGGTTAGGTGTTATTAGTATTTCATTAACTGTAACATTCGGGATGTATCTACCAATGTTAACCTCTAATTCTTGTTTAACGTCTCCAATAGTGGTTTCGTCTATTTGTTCAAATAAATAATCGTATAAACCTGAACCAAATTCTGGATTATATAATCTATCGCCCTTTCTAGTTAAAAGTAAATGTGTTATATCTGCTTTAATCGCGTTTCTAGTCGTGGCGTTAAGTCTCAGAAAGTCACCTAAAGGAGATGTTTCAAAAGGAAAATTTATATTTATATTTTTAGTTGCCATCTATTTCTTTAATATAAATATTAATCGTTTTAATTTGTAGTCATTTTATTAACTATTATCTTCTCTGTGGGTTTTTATTCATTTTTAGATGTGGGGGTGAGAATGGACAATGCCTACATCCACTACCACAACAACTTCCTCTTTTAAGGTGATATCTTTCTGTCATTACTACCTTACCCTCTTCCCAATAAAAATCTTCTGTCTTAGGATTTAGTTTAATACTCCGATCATCATTCCTTTTCATCTATTATTTGGTACGTTTTTAGAAAAAAAATGGTAGTCATCAATTGACCACCATTTTTTACATTTACCACAATTAAAGTGGTATAAAATTTCTTTACTGAATTTATACTTCATTTAATTGTTCCTCTTTCTCTATTGTTGATACATCAACATCTATTTCGCAATTACCACCAGAACAAGCGAGTTCTCCAGATAAGTCGGTATTATCGTCTAACTCAATAACTTTTGTTAGGTCTACTTCAGTTAAAGATTTCATCATTTCATTATATTTTACCTCGGTTATATCCTCAAAAGGAGCTTGAATGTATGTACCACCATTGTAGGGTAATACTGATAGTCCATTATAATGTTTTCTATTTTCCCACATCCATTCACCAGCCGCATCCCATTCGTGATCTCTTAATGAAATAGTTGCCGATACATTATGTGAGTTTGAACCTTTTCTATGTCCGGCTCTCACCCATTCAGTAGCTACTTTCTTAACTCTCTCTAAAAGTTGGAATGGGGATTCTGTTCTCATTATGGAACCTTCTGGTGCTTTTTGTGGTATAGATATCACTGCAGTGTCATGTGGTCTAAAATATTCATCTTCTACTAGTTCTGGGTGATTAATATGTAAATATGTGTAAATTGCTTCATTTTTACCCACTCTAACTCTACGAATATAATAATCATTATGCCAAGCATGTATACCTGACGACGTTCCTAAGGTTAGTGATGTTGTCCCTGCGGGTTTTACGGTTGTACACCTAGCTGACTGATTTATGTTGATTAATTTGGACACTCTAGTGTTTTCTCTCTTCACTAAACTTGCCGCTTTTGACATATCATATTCTAATACCTTACCAGACCCTATTCCCGTCATTGACACCCCAATTAATGCATCTTTTTCAGTGGTCTCTTGCCATATTTCTCTTAAGTAGTGAAAATTAGTGTATCCCGCTTGTAGTGTACCAATAAACGCTGCGGTTTTTACTCTTTGATTTAGGTCTTCTTGTGAGTTTATATTAGAAACGTTTACTTCACAAAGATTACAGAACTGATTTGGTCTTAGTGCAATTTCGCAACAAGGATTAGTCCCCCAATCTTTATCGTTATTAAGATATATCCCTGGTTCTCCCGCTCCAGATAACTCAACTCTTTTCCATAGGTCCATAAAAAACTCTTTGGTGATTTTATGTCTCATTAAACATGCGGAATTATTTGATCTACCTCTTTGTGGATTTAACTCCCACCAGTTACCAACTTTACAAGATATCATCTGTTCGTCGTCCGCAGAAAATAAACTAATAAGTGCTGCTCTTCTAATACCACCAGCCAATACAGC